ATATTGGAAGTGTGTGGAACCGTGTCAAGAAATAACCGTTTCGCAACTCCCGTCAGGTTCGACGCTCACGATTGACTCTCGCACCCGCATTGTTTCGTTGAAACTTGCTGGCGGTGGGTATGTTTCGGGTCAGGGCATTGTTGGCTCGGCAGGATACGCAGGGTTTCAGTGGTTCGATCTGCCGCAGTGCGCGACGCTTTGTTTCATCATCTCGGTTGACGCACGGGTTTCTGATAGTGCGTGGGTGACGATTGGTGCGGCGGGCAAGTTCCTAGCATCGGGCGGCTGACCTAATGGCAATATCGTTTGATATTCAGATTGCTTACATCGGATACGGGCCGGGTGATCCTTGTGCCGCAGGGTCAGGTGTGACCATTGACGTTCAACCAGAAAATATTGTTACCACAAACCCGATTGTCAAATGGACTTACACAGGCTCGGGGTTCACTTCTAATCCGCTTGTCGTGTTTCTTCCAGACCCTCAACAGTGGGTTGTCGGTTCTCAACTTGATCCAACAGTCGGTGGTTGCGCTTTCTTTGATGTGACGGCAGAAGATTCGTTGGGGAACACTCACACTGAATCAAGCTCTGTTTCTGAGCAGGCTTACATTCCGTTTACAGGAACACGGTCCAACACAACTGCTCTTGGCTCTATCAAAATTATTGGAAAAGATAACGACCTCAGCGATTGTGTTCCGGGTGAAGGACCGTGTTTCTGGCTCGAAGATACAGACCCTTACGCGTATGCTTACAGCGGCGGAGAGTTCGTTACTCGGGCAAGTGCTGTCTTGGGGGGTATGAAACTCGTTACTACCTTCACCGCCGCAGACGTTATCGACGCAGGGTCAGAGTTTGTTCTGATTGGATACACAACTTCGACAGATGCGGCGTACCCTGCGGTTCTGCCATCGGATACGTCTTACTTGGTTGCGGGGCCATTAGAAGCGTATGACTTGACAGCGTTTTCAACATCCACAGCGTTCACACCTTCTGTTCCCCTGCCAACTCCCATCCAAAGCTGGGTCAACGACTCAGCTTTAGCTGCTGGCGATGTAGTTCAGTTTAGTGTCATCATCCCAACGGACTACCCACTACATGTTGTTGACGTTGGCGTTTACGAACTAGCGCGTGAGATCACCGTGAGAGCGGGTGCGTTGCCACCGGCTTCCGTTCTCACCCCAACCTGCCTGCCCGGTGCAACTCTCGGCGTAGGCGACGATATACAAGTCCTACTAATGACACGCGGCGGTGGGAGTGTGATCGCTGAACTCAACCCCGTATCCGGTTCCTTCACGCGTGACGTTGACGCGACTTCGACACTCGAGATGACCGGCGTGACTTCTGGTCTGCTCGGAGAATCCTGCTGCGATAACTGGGATGAGGTGTACCCCTGGAATACCGAGATCATCGTTTACCGTGACGGCAGGGACGCGTGGTGCGGCCCTGTCACCGGCGTTGAGTTTGGCTATGGCACCGTCAAGGTAACTGCCGCAGACCTAACTGCATGGTGGGACCGGCGCGTACTGCCTGCCGATCTAAACTTCGTAAATGTTGACATAGCAACAATCTTTGAGACTGTCGCCACCGCAGCGATGTCCACCGATCCTGTTGCGAACTTCAATATCACGACTACCTTGACAGGTATTCTCGGCTCGAGAACCTATTTGCAAACAGATTACAAGTATGCGAATGACTTGTTGGGCGAGCTTGCCAAGACAGGTATTGACTATTCGGCATATGGGCGCACGATTCTTTGTGGCGGCGAGCAAGTCCCTGCTGACCCATATGTCGTGCTGACCGATGAGTTTTGGATTCAGCCCCCTACGATTAGCGCCAGGGGGAACGATCAGGCCACACAGGTGGTCGTTCTTGGCAAAGGCGTTACGGGTGTCGCTACCGCCACTACTGCATATACAGACTTTTATGGGCTTCTCGTGCGAACCTTCAGCGAGAACGAGATCGAAGATGCTGCATCTGCACAAGCTGCGGCAAACACGCGACTCGCTCTGTTGCAAGATCAGCTTTACATTGAAGCCGGCACTGGCGGGGGTCTGAAGCCGACAGCGCCGATCACGTTGCCTGAGTTGATACCGGGAATTAGGGTGCGAGTTGATAGCGCCGCTTCATGCCGCAAAGTGGTAGCTGACTTCCGCTTGAAGTCTGTGAAAGTCGGCTTTGATGGTAGCGTTTCTATCGACTTACAACCTCTTGGAACGATTGGCACCTAATGTCTTTTCGTGATGACGAACGCAATCTTGGTCACCGGATCGCAGAATTGGAAGCGCGTGTTCGGGCGCTAGAACAGCCAGGGGCGTTGCCTCCTGACCGTGGCTGGATTCTCGCTCAGGTCGGCACGGACCTTCAATACTTGTACGTTCCGACGATGGTGTACGGACCGATTATTGGCAGTCAATGAGTTAGGATTGCGGTATGGCACGTTGCGGTTGTTCTTCTGAGTGTGTGTGTACGGTGGTCGGTTCAAGTTGCATTGCTGTTTCTGGGTCGGGTTCGCCTGCCGCTCCGTATACGGTTGCGCCGATTATTGACCCTGATGCTAGTAACACGCTGACTTGTGGTCCTGACGGTTTGTTGGTTCCGTTGCTACCGTTTGCAGTTGATGATACTTCTTGCATTGAAGTTTCTGGCACGGGAACCGTTTTGGACCCGCTGCTGATTAGCCCGGTCATTGACCCTGCTGCGGATAACATCTTGGAATGCGGTATCGCTGGTCTTCTGGCTCACATTTCTGTTGGCGATACGAACTGCATTGAACTTTCTGGTACGGGGACTGCTGGCAATCCGATATTTGCTAACCCCGTTATTCCTAATTCAGCGGGTAACATTTTGACTTGCGGTGCAACTGGTTTGATTGCCGGTGGACCTGCGTTCAAGACTTGGGTTACGGAGATTTCTACGGCTACAGGGATTGCTGATATTAGAGCGCATACCCTTACTTATCTTGCGACGCTTCCTTGAGAGGATTCTGAATGGCTCACTGTGGTGTACCAACAGCGGCGTGGCCGTTTGCGTGTGGTGATGTTGACCTCAAGAACGGGTTGCATTGGGATGACACGACGAACAAGTTTTGGGTCGAACCGGGGATGTCTACACAAGTTCCTGCGAGGACGTTCTTTGCTGCCCCCAACAACATAGATGCTGGTTCACCTAGCGGGAACGGACTCTATTGGGATGCTGCGAAGTGTAAGGTGTGGGCGCGTCCTGAGTCCTGCACGAATCACGACGTTGCGGCAGTTCAACAACAGATCACTCCATATCAGGCACCTTTCTGGCAATATCAAGATGGGCCTTATGGTGGCCGTAATTGTTTTTATTGGAGTGCCGCTTACAACTCAATCCCCTTCAATAGACGGCAAACCTATCGGCTGATGTCAGAAAATACGGGCATAGTTTACATGGTCAACCCTTCACCGATTGCCCGTCGTGTTCAGATAGACGCTACCTACCCACGGGTTCAAGATTATGTGACTCTGCAATCTGCATGGTGTGAACTGGTCGCCCAAGTTGTCTACAACATATATCCGACGGCTACCCCTCCCGGAGCGTGGACCGGGTTGTATGGCACCCAAGTTGACCATGTTCCGTTTGCTTACGACCCCGATGATGCGACGAACGACGTAGGCCAAGCTGGTTATCCGTTCTCGTTCCCACACGGCGGCAGTGGATCGGGCCTTGGTTCAGGCTGGATCACGCCTTCCGCATACCCCGGTGTCGGTATAGATGGTGGTAGCAACGGGCTTGTTGCTGCAATCTCAGAATTGGGAACAGTCGGATTCCATGTGATAATTCAACCCGGAGAGACCGTAAGGGCAACTTTCACACTTGATGCCGTGACAGGAGCGGCAACACCGTATCAGCCTCTTGGACCTGATCTTCCGTGGCGTGCAAGTTACACTTCGCTTCTGACCCTTGGGTTCACGAAAATGACTTTGCTATGAGCGGCAATGGAGATCAACCGATGACTGACATCACATCGCAAATCGTAGATTCACAGATATGGGAACCGTTGCCTGAAACCGTTTCTGGCATTGTCGCATTCTTCGCGAACAGAATCACAAATTGGGCAAACAATGCGATTGGCGTTCCGGGCGAACCAAGCGATTTGTTAGTGGCCTTAGAAAAATATGTCAACGAACCCGACCCTACGTTACTGCCAACACCTGAGTATCTCGCGCAACGAGAAGCGATAAGAGAACTCGGTTTGGACCCTGACATCCTCGCTCCGATCAGACCCGTTCAGTTGATTATTGGACCGCGTATGGCTTCCTTGGCATACCCCGAGCAGGGAACACGAGAGTGGATTCTCGGTAACGGCTGGTCGCAAGCAGACTGCGACGCGATCTGCTCGCAACTCGTTTTCATCGACCCCGCTGCGGTAGCATATGTGGCTACGCTCACACCGGGCGTGCAGACGATCAACGGCAACCTCGTCAACATCATCCTCTAAGGAGTCCGTCATGGGCGAATACAAAGCACTGTTCAGTCTCCCCAAGCACCCATTCGGCACAGTCCAGAATCTTGATGACAATGACCCCGTGGTGATGCAGCGCGTGAAGTCAGGAATGCTTGTTCCTGTACTCAAGCCAGGGCCGACAACTACCGTCTGGGCTGACAATGCTGACAAGGCCGATGAGGTTGTTGAGGTTGCTGAGGTTCCCAAAGCTGAAGCTGAAGCAAAGCCCGAAACGAAGAAGCGCGTGTCCCGCAAGAAGGTAGAACCAGAGCCTGAGCCTGAACCAGAGGCAGAAGTTGCCGAGACTGAAACGCTTACCGTTGAAGCGCCATCCTCGGTGATGACATCTTGGAACCTGTCTGACTAATGGCCTGCTCATGCAATCAGGGCAAAGCCGCGACTGAAGCCAATCCGTCGATCCTCGGTGATGACGTTGGCGTAACGCAGCAGGTAAGAGCGACAGTGGCCGTACTTGGCGCTCGAGCAGGTGAACTTACTTGGGTGCGGGGCTCACACGTTCCAGGGATGATCCAAGCCGGATGGTTGCAACCCGTCTAAAAGCTTCACCGCATACGTTTTGGGGGAAAA